TTATTTGCCGTCTTTTTCCACATCTTTGCGCGATGTGAGAATACGGTCAATGATACCGAAGTTCTTTGCATTTTCAGGCCCCATGAAATAATCGCGATCGGTATGCTCAACAATTTTTTCAAGAGGCTGCCCCGTGTGACGGGACAGAATTTCGTTCAGTCTGTCCTTCAGACGCAGAATTTCCCGAGCCTGAATATCAATGTCTGTGGCCTGCCCCTGAGCACCGCCCATGGGCTGATGAATCATGATGCGGCTGTTGGGCAGCGCAAACCGCATGCCGGGCTGACCTGCGGCCAGCAGAAAAGCCCCCATGCTGGCGGCCTGCCCCATGCACAACGTGGCCACAGGCGCGGAAATGTACTGCATGGTGTCGTATATGGCCAGCCCCGCTGTCACCACTCCGCCGGGCGAATTGATGTACAGATAAATTTCCTTTTCAGGGTTTTCCGATTCCAGAAACAACAGCTGGGCGCAGATAAGTGAAGCAACATTGTCATCCACGGGGGTGCCCAGCAGAATGATACGGTCTTTCAGCAGTCTGGAATAAATATCGTAGGCCCGTTCGGCACGGCCCGTCGACTCAATAACCATGGGGATGGGCATGATATGATAACTCCTGGGTGATGATGCGGCTGTTGCCCGTAAGCGAACGGCGGGACATCGGGATTTGTATGTATGTTCAAGTCAAAAAGACGGCAGGTCATACACGCCGCCGTGCATCCGCATAAAAAAAGCGGATTATGGCGCTTTTTGCAACCTTCACTCTGCAGCGGCGGACACATCTGCATAGTAGCAGAAAGCGTGCCGACTGCTCAAGTGTGCCGGCGGCTCAAGACAATCGTTATCACGCGACGGGCCGCAGTCAATAGCGCCTGCCGCATTTTAGACAAAAACAGGGGAAGTGCGGTGCACTTCCCCTGCAAAACAACAACAGATACAGCAGAAACTATTCAGCGGCTTCGGCTGCTTCTTTCTTTGCGGGAACTTCTTTGATGGCCGCTTTTTCGTAGATGGCTTCCATGGCTTTGTCAGCCAGCATGCGGTCACGCAGGTTAAAAATCATGTTGGTACGGGTGTAGTGTTCCTTCATGGTCTGGAAATCCTGACCGCTGCGCATGGCAATCTGCTGCAGCTGACGATCCACTTCCTGCTCGGAAACAGTTACGCCTTCCTTCTGGGCTGCCTTTACCAGAAAAATCTGGGTACGGGCAATGTGCTCTGCCTCGGGGCGCACTTCGTCGCGCAGCTCTTCAGGAGACTTGCCCAGAGACTCAAGGCTTTTGCCCTGACGTTCAAGACGGTCTTTCTTTTCGGCAAGCAGGCTGTCCATGTACATTTCCAGCATGGATTCAGGTACAGGGAAGTCCAGCGTCTTCAGCAGGCTGTCCACCATGGTCTTCTGGGCCTGAGCCTTGCACAGCTGAGTGCGGCTTTCCAGATAGGACTGTTCCACGGTTTCACGCATTTTATCAAAAGACTCGAAGCCGCCGGCCTTTTTGGCCAGTTCGTCATCAAGTTCGGGCAGCTTGCGTTCTTTCACGGCGTGCACGGTCACTTTCATGGTGACGGTCTTGCCTGCAAACTCGGGGTTGATGAAATCTTCGGGGAAGGTGACATCGCCTTCGGTTGCTTCGCCGGGCACGGCGCGCTTCACCAGCTCTTCAAAATCGACCAGCGCCTGATTGCCGCCCAGATTCAGTTCAAAATTATCTGCGGCCACACCGGCAATGGGCTCACCGTTTTCATAAGCGGCAAAATCCAGCACGGCAATCTCGCCGTCTTTGGCGGGACGGTGTTCTGCCACGGTAACCACGTCGGCAAGGTTGGTACGAATGCGCTCCAGCACGGCGTTGACTTCGTTTTCGTCAACCTCGGGCTTTTCCTGCTCAACTTCCATGCCGTCATAATCAGGCATTTCAAACACGGGCATCACTTCAAAAGAAATGGTGTAGACAAATTCCTTGTCACGTTCCAGCTGCCCGCCATCAAAATCGATGCGCGAAGCAGGCTGGGTGTCGAGCGAACCCACAACTTCGTTGATATGCACGTTCACCAGATCCTGAGTGGCTTCGTTGTATACTTCCTTACGGAAGCGTCCTTCGATGATGCTGGCAGGCACTTTACCCTTGCGGAAACCGGAAAGGTTCACACTGGTCTGGTACACGGCGATGGTGGCAGCCAGAGCGGCATTCACTTCTTCAACGGGCACTGTGATAGTAATTTTCTTTTTAACCGGCGAAAGGTCTTCGACATTATATTCCATGGGTTCGCTCCTTACACGCCAGAGGCGTCTGTGCTGGCTCAGGGTCTCCGGCTTTCCGGCGGACGCCCGGCGGGATTTTTAACGGCATGGTCCGCTGAGGGACACGACATGATATACCGCTTGAATATTCACCTGAAAAAGCGGCAACCGCTCTTTCTTTCAATACAGATGGCATACCAGCGGCATCATGCAGAGACTCGCTGGTAAAGGCATCGTTTCGATACAAAAAATGTACGGATGCAAATCGGGTTTTGCTACGCGTAATTTATGCCGGAGTCAATCCCTGCGGGCACGCCCCGGCCGCGACGGTCTGAGGTCCGGCACTGCGCAGAAATCAACAGGGGCATACCAGTGCCGGAGCATATGAGCTCATCGGCACCGCGCTGCAACTCATTCAAAAACTTCTACAATTACAAAAACTTGCTTTTACTGACAGGTATGCCTATAAGAATATATCATTCACATTGTCTGGCTTTTTGCACCGGACCAAACAGGAGGACGACATGAACAAGTACACGGTCATTGTGAGGCGCCATTTTTTCACCGGAACCATGGATGCAGATCAGAGATGGCAGCTTTACCGTGACTCGGACAACTCTCCCGTTTCCGGCACACGGGAAGAGGCAGAGGCTGCCATCCGCAGACTCGAATCAGCCGACTATGTATACGGCCACGGTGAATGCAGGCGCCCCGAGTACAAGGTTGTTCAGATGGAATCGCCGCTTGCACGGCGGATTATAGCCCGCGACCTGTGCGAATGTGAAGCCGTGTAGCCAGTCATCCGACTAACAGTCATCCGGCAAACAGTCATCTGCAGCCGGCACAATGAAGCCCACCCCCGTTCCCGCGCCTGCGACGGCGGGGGTGGAACTGCCCCACTCTCTCGGCGAAGCCAGCCCGGCACCGTACGACAAAGCACACGACAGCCCGTACCTGCTGCACTGCAGCACCCGACCGCAGCCGACACGGACTACGGCCACCTATGCACCGATCTCCGGTCGCACAGTGCCTGCACCGGACACAACCGGACGACAAAACCAAGAAAGCCCGCGCCAGCCGTAGCTTTTGCGGACTTTCCAGTACTTCTGAAGAAGTGCTTGTGGTGCGAGAGAGGAGACTCGAACTAAGCCAATAAGCATATTATATATTTACATTTTAAAACCACACAGCAACTAAAACACCCCCAAAAGCACCCCAACTTCACTTCTATTTTTACAAAATATACTACGGCACTTCCCCCGTCACAGAAGTTGTATATCCCCGTGGCGAGAGGGAATGTGTTACTCGGGTAATGCTCCATTCGCCATTCACGCCGGAACGGAAGCCGGAAAGGATTACGCGGCCCTCTGCGGCTAGCTCCGGCCTTCCTGGAAGACTTACGGAAAGGGTGGACTTGCCACGGCGGTAGGCTTCCAAAGAACTTTGAGCGGCCTTCTCTGCGGCTGCCTGATCGGGGTAGACGTGACGGACACGGCGCACCGGCTCACCGGCTCCGGCTATCGCTTCTTTATCCTGTGCGGCGTTGGCATCACGCCACACCGTTACAACCTTTTGGTAATCCTGCCGCCCTATCAGCTTCACAGTATGGCTTGTGCCGCTTTCCCTGGCGATGGACACCGTGGGCATGCTCTTGCCGCTCATCGTCTTTCCTTCGCCCTGGGGCACGATGATCAACTTACCATCGTTGGCCTTGGCGATGCCGCCCACCCTCTTTGCCACACGGGTAAGCAAATTCATGTTGCTTTCGTCCGCCTGGTCCAGATGGGGCAGCTTGTGGCCCGCAAGGGCAGGGCTTACGGCGGGAGTAAGGCCATGCTCTGCGGCAATAGATGCCGCCAAGTCTCCCAGGGTGCGAGGCGTCCATGATCGGTTATGCTGCGTGTGAAGCGCCGTGTACGATTTGCTGTCTTTGAAGGGGGCAGCCTTGGCCGTGATAATCATCTGATCCGGCGGGCCTTTCAGTTCGATTTCATCCACCACATACAGCCCCATGAAGCGGGCGGCGGACTCATACCCCAACCAGACACGCAACTCCGCACCTGTTGCGGGCAGATTGATGCCGGTACCGCTGTCGTCCAGTTCAAGGGTCAAACTGTCCGATGCAAGTCCGGCCTCATCAGTAATAGTCATGGAAATAAAGCGCTGGCGGATGGATTCGGTAATATCGTTGCCGTTGGCCTCAACACGAAAGGCGGGGCGGTAGGTATCGCGCTGCATGGCTAATCCCAAAGGCTAACGCCCTGCTCTTTCGCGGGGGTCACAAGGGCAGGCAGAGTGATAATTATCCCGGCAGGCAGAAGCGGGCCATGATCGGCAAGGCCAGGGTTTGCTTCAAGCACCTGGGCAACTGTCGTTTGCTGGCCGTCATAATACTGCCAGCATATCCGATCCAACGTATCACCATCCTTGGTCATGTACTGCATTACTTCTGCCCCTCATCATATTTTCTCAACCGGAGGGAGAAATCAATCTGCAACGGGGCACCGTTCCGCTCAAAGGTCTTTTGAGTCTCGTTGATGCTCTGAATCACCCACCGCCCATGCACGTAGCCCTGGCCATCTACCATAAGCAGCGGCTCACCCTTGGCCGCTTCCGCGCGCATGGCATCCAACTGCCCCAAGCCACCCCGGAAGGTAGGCAGAATCACCCCGTTCAAGGTTATGGTATCCTCGCCAGGTCCCGTATACTGCAATGCTGCATGCTGATTCACACGGTCCAGCGCCTGCCACCTGTACGCCGTGGACCGGGCCAACTGCTGATAGGCCGCGGTATCCAGCGAAAAGACATACGAACCAAGCTTGATCATCGTGCCGGCCATTCATTACCCCCACAAAATCGCATCATCATATAAGGCTTTGCGCCGGTCCGCGTCTTGGCGTTCCCGAATCTTCCTGATTACAGCCTCTGCGATGGATTCAGGGTCCTGTCCTGCCGCCGTATGGATATGAATATCCCCTACCGAACTGGTAACGGTGACGGATTCCTTTTGCTGAACAGGAGGCAATGCCGGGATAACCACAGGGGCGGAAGTATCTGCCGATTCACTTCCTGTGGGATCAAGGGCAGGCGTGGCGGCTTGGGGCATAGCAGCCCCTACCCTATTGGAAACATCCTTGGAGTCTTGCGCAACCTTCACGGCCTGGACAACGGTAGAAGGGGCGGCATGTTCTCCACCCTGGGATTGCGTGGCGCCGACCTTTTGAGGTTCGGAAGGCGTACCGGCTTCCGGTTCAGGTACATCGGCCCCGAAAAACGTCTTGACCGCTCCCCACATCCCGCCAACGCTGAACGCCTTTTTTAGATCATCCCAGGCGGTCACAAGACGGTATACTCCGGCCACGGCCAACGCGATTCCGGTAATCAATAAGCCTAGAGGGTTTGCCATAAGTGCGACGCCAACCGCCTTGATTGCAACGCCGACGGCAGCCAAACCCGAGCCAAGCGCTGGAAGGGCCATGCTTACCAGCGGGGCCAATGCCGTTCCCACTTGCCATAACGATTGGCCGAACTGGAAAGCCGCGATAATCGTTTTTGATGCCAACAACGCGCCAATGGCCATGGCGAGGTTTTCAAAGCCGCCCATCTTCTCGGCAACCCATGAGATTGCCGAACCAATAGATTGCATCACGCTCCACAGACCTTGCCCGAAGGCAACAATCTTGGGGATGGATTCCTTGATGGATTCCCCCACCCCCACAATGGTAGCCCGGTTTTCCCGTAGCCAGGCGGCAAGCTTCGGCCCCATGTCCTGAATCAACGGGGCGAGTGCGCCGCCGATCAGGCCGGACACCTCTTGCCAGGCTGAACTTATCACCGTGGTAAACCGGCTCATGGCGGTATTGTATGCAAAGGCCCCTTTCGTCCCTTCCTCAGAAAGCAGATTCAACTGCTTCTGTTGAGCCAGAAGTTCGTTCACGCCTTCCTTGCGGGTGCGCAAGTAGCCCGTGAATTTGTTAGCCTCACCGCCCATGAGTATATCGACAGCAGCCACGGCCTTTTGCTGATCTTCAAGCCCCTTGGCAGCTTCCATTATCCGTTTAAACTGTTCCTCGGGTGCCAGGTCCTGCAATTTCTCAAAGCGAAGTCCGAGAATCTGCAACGACTCGGTAACGGGGGTAATCTCGGCAAGCCCCTTGGATTCACCAAGCTTGTTACTCATCTCTTCAATGAGGTCGCCCACTATATCGGCTTCAAGCCCCGCTTCCGATGCAAGACCGCCCCACATACGTAGAGACTGGCCGGAAACACCAAGAGACTTTGCAAGCCCCTCCTGCTTGGCTATCAGGCTGTTGGTCATGGTGACAGCGGTTCCCACTGCGGCAGTGCCAGCAGTAAAAACGGCGGTCACTTTTGCCGCCTCGCCAACCATATTCCGAAATTTTCCGCCCACATCAGCATCAAGGGCTTTTTTGAAGGCATCATACTTACGTTGGGAACGCTCCATCTCAGAAGCAAGGCGGCGCTGTTCTCCGGCCAGGCGATGCGTATTGACCCCGGCCTCTGACAGTTCCTTGCCCAACTTATCCAAGGCTTCCCGCTTGGCGTTGTAAGTCTTTTCCGCCTTTGCTGCAGCCCGCTCCGCCTGCTCAACGCTCCGCTTCATGGCGGCAGTGGGTTTATCTGCTTGTTCATATTCCTTGCGAAGGGCGACCGCCTCCCGCTTCAAATCGCGGTACTCGCGGCCAGCCTTCCGCACTCCTTTGGGATCATAGGCGTTTAGCTTATCCTGCTTGTCTTTCAGTTCTCGGATGGAGTCACCAACGCCGGACAAATCACCGCGCACAGTCCGCATTGCGGAACGCATGGACCCGGCCACAGCGGCACCCACCTCAATAACTGCAGAATATTTACGCTTATCAGCCATTGTTTCCCTTTGGCAGGGCGTTAACCCATTGCATTAGCTCTTCAAAGTACATTTCATGGATTTCAGAGAGGCCCCACCCGGTATAATGTGCCAGGAGCAAAACACATTGCCGGGTGGAGCGCTCATCTAGGACAAAAAACCCCGGTATGCATCCTGTACCTTGCGGTAGTCCTTGAAATCCAAGCCTTCAATCACTTCGGGGGCCACCTCGCACAGGTTGGCGAACAGGCGGACTTCCTGCTCCGCATCAATGCCACCCTGCTTGGCAACAGCAATCTGATCCCGCACCTTCATGCGGCGCATGCTCAAGGTTGCGATTTCCGCCCCTTTGAAGATTACGGGGTACTCAAGTTCGATCGTCGTATGCATGATTCACCTTTTCTACTTACCCAGGGCATTGCGCCGGGCTTCAAGCTGATCCGTTCCGTTGATGTTCCGCACCATGTTAATTACGTCGATTTCATGCAGCACGGTGCCGCCCTGTTCACGCTTGTAGTACGTGAGGTCAAAGGTATAGGTGGACGTGCCCACCTCCCCCATCTTCCAGGCTGCCAGTTCAATGGAGCGCAGGCGGCCCCGAAGCTGGACAACTACCGGCGTAACGGTGCCGTCGAAGGATTCCAGCGAACCGCGCGCGGTCAACTGCGTATCCGCGCCGGTTGTCAATCCGAATTGGGTAAGCAGGTCTGCGCATTGCTTGGGGGTTACAATTGAGCATTCAAGCTTTTCCATGCCCGTTTCGATAGCTACAGGGGCGTCCATGCCAGCGGCGCGGAAATCTTCCGTGGTCAGCGCCAGCTTGGGCAACTGGATTTCCTGCACTTCACCGGCATAGCCTCGGCCGTCCACGAACACCGCGAACGACTTCAAAATCTCGCTAGCAACCATTAGGCAAATACCTCCGAAATGTAGTCGTTAACCAGGTGGGAACGGAACGTGATATGCTCGGCAGGGTACGGCGGGGTAAAGTCGAAGTCGAAATACACCTTGCCCTGGGCAATCTGATCAGGGGTATTCAGTTCAGGATCGGCCCAACAGGAACCGCCAAGGATTGCACCAACGGCTTTCAGGTGGCGAAGATAGGCGTTCACCCCTTCAACCACATCTTCAATGTAGGTCTTCGTGATATTCCGATCCACGGCCCACATATGCGCCAGGAGCAGACTTTCATTGATCATATCTGCAGTACGACGCACGGAAAGGAACATCCATTTCGGATCGGTTGACGCGGTCCTGTTGCCCCACAAGAGGTAACCGCCTTCATTGATGATGGTGGCAACCTTCTTTTCGTTCAGGGCGTTGGCGCGGCAATTGGCATCGCCCAGGGTGAAATCAACAGGGCGGGATGTGCCGGAAATACCGTAGATAGCCTTGTTGGAAGGCGACCACCAAAAGCCCTTTTCATTATCCGTTCGTGCAATAACACCGGCAACGCGGGCGCTTGCAGGCTCGGACACAAACACGCCGTTGCGGTACACCTTTGCCCACGGGTCAACCATGTAGACGCGGGACGTACCGTAATCACCGATTGCCGAAATCGCGGCGGCATCGTTGGTATTCGGGCCATCAACGATACAAACAGCCCGCATACGATCCGCGATGCCTTCAAGCTCTGCAGCAACGGGATTTTTTAGGAAGGTGCCGGGGTTCTCGGCATCCTCGGGCCGCTGGTGGGTAAAGCCAGGGGCAAGCAGAATGCGAGGAGTGAAGCCAAGTACCGACTTGGAAGCAAGCAGGGCGTGAACGCCTTCATATTGGCCGTTTTCATTCACTCCACCAACCACGTTGGTAATCGTGGCCGTCTCGTTAGCCCCTTCATCGACGCGGATAACAACGACCATCGCGCCGCACTGATCCATAATGGCATCCACCGCGGCAGGCAGGGTGCCGGAGTTATTGCCCGTGGTATCGAGCTTGGCCGCTTCCAAACGGCTACCGGCAATCAGTACAGGGGTATTCAGCGGGAACACCGTTGCATCGGCATCAGGCGCAGTGCCGACAATGCCGATTACGGATGATTTTACCGTCTGGATAGGACGCGGCCCCGCATCTATTTCAACGACTTCCACACCATGTAAAAATTGTTCAGGCATTATGCCTCCTGTCCGGGCCAGCCGGTGTCAAAGTTATCGTTATATGCCGCAAGCATGGCTTCTGACGTTCCAGCCGCCTCAATCAAGGTGCATATTTCAGCCTGCCGGAAAAAACATGCCTGCACATGTGCAGAAACCACATCAGCCAGCGCGTCAATCTGCGCTTTATCCAACTCAACAAAGGAAAGATCCGGCATCTGCCATTTAAGGGTCGCATCAGGATTACGGCGCATGTGCTCTACCGCACCTATAAGCATGGCCTGAGATTCTCGGTCAGTTTCTACGACCATATCGTTCAGTATGGTGCCGGAGGCTTCTGCCTTCTGGCGGCGAGCTTTTACGCGGGCTTTAAGTTGTTTTGCTAGATACTCAAGGCTGGGAGGTTGAATAGAGCCCTCCCGAACACAGTAAGCAGCGTCGACATATGGTTTCAGAGCCTCAGGTACTTCCATCCAGATTATTTCAGGGTGGTACCTTCCAGCAGGGTCAGCATGGACGAACTCGACACAGGTATTTTGATCAATGCGTGCAAACATAATTACTCCGCAGGTACGAGTGTTGCGTTATTAGGGAATGATCGACTGGCCCCAAACATAATGCGAACAGCACCGTCACCACCGGAACCACCAACCTTTCTACTGCCAGCACCGCCGCCACCGCCGTATTTCCCTCCAGCACCGCCACGTAAATATGTATTATTGACGGTATCACCACCTTTTGTTCCATTACTGCCGCCTCCTCCGCCGTAGAACATTCCATCACTGCTATATCCCGCAGAACCGGAATTTCCTTCCCCGTAGAGACCTACGCCACCACCGCCTGAACATTGGCTGGCACCGCCACCGCCACCACCGCCACCCGCATAGTAAATGGCACCGGCCTTTCCGGTATCCCCGCCTTGGCCTGAGTAACCACCAGCACCGCCACCACCGCCACTCGCATCAAAAGAAGTTCCACCCTTGCCGCCAGAACCACCGACGCCACCGCCGCCCTGTCCCTTCTTTGGGTCGTCCCAATGTCCACCACCGCCGCCATGAGCGGTGATGTGCATGCCGAAACTTGAAGAACCGCCCCCAGGCGCACTCTCTAAAACAGCTACCCCACCAGCTCCAACAACCACAGGGATGGACTCGCCGGGGACAACAGGAATATTGTTTATCCAACGCAGTCCGCCACCTCCGCCGCCCCATCCGCTGCCGCCACTGTAGCCCATTCCAGCACCGCCTCCGCCAACGGCGACTGCACATACTTCGGTTACTCCATCAGGAACAACAAAAGTATATGTACCTGGGGTGGCAAACACGACGCCCTTTCCATCAGCATCGACGGTGCCACCGCAATAATCACCAAGCGGCAACGTCACTTCGTGCGGGGTGAACATGGAAGGGATGCTCCACGCAGACCAGCCAAAGGAAGTACCTTTATGACGGCAACGGAAATAATGTTTCTGATCCAAGATCAGAGCGTTTGCGACAGTATGCGAGAGCAAATCGGCACATTCGGTAGAATCATAGACAATGTTGGTAAATCGATTGTCCGTCGCTACCTGCCATTGTGAGGCAGAGTGCGTATCTTCACCGCCAACAGCCTTGAATGCACCAGATTGGAGAGTGGGACACGGAGGAACATTGGTAGCGCCTTCGGCAGGAGCTACGTTGATAGGCTGCTCCACGTACTCAAACACAGAACCAGTTGCAAAAGCAGTGGGCTCAGACCACGGAGAGAATGCGCCTTCGCTGTCCTTATAGCGGCACTGGAACCAGTACACACTGTCCGTCACAAGCTGCCCCGCAGCAACCTGATGTGACACGACTGTGCCTGCTTCTGTTCCCATATAGATTATATTCGAGAAGGCCTTGTCACTGGCAACACGGAATTCCGCACCATCCTGTGCGAGGCCGTACAGACTGCGGTACGCGTCGCCCGTCAACGTGGGCGTTTCCATAATACCCGTGGATTCATTGGCGGGAGTAATATTAACAGGGCGGCGTACACTATCGGCGCGTCCAGCCTTGGGAGAGGTCAGAAGCACCATGTGTTCAACCCGGACATCTTTAGAACTCACCCCATGTGCAACAGAAATACGCAGTTCTACAACACCGCCAACAGGAACGCGGTAACGTTCATCACGAGTACCGGATGCAGCCTGCTTACTTTCGACAAGCTCGGCATCATGCCACTGTGCTTCACCAACATTTCGGGCGGCAACAGAGACAATAGCGTCACCCGCATCGCGCCGAATCACAAACACGCCATCATCCCAGTAGCGAAGCACATCAAGGGGCTTGGAATAAAAGACACCGTCATCCGGGGCTATGGCATAACCGGATCGGACATCCCAATTGGTTAAGCTTAATGTGCCGGATTCACGATCCTTAGTAAGTGCGGATTCAGCCCTGAAACGAGTGGGCGAAAAGATTTCAGCCACAACCACAGTTTCGGCCTCTTCATCACCGAAAATAACATAGGACGAACCAACCTTCAGCCCGCTGGTCGATTCAACATCCACGGAATCATCCCCGGCCACAGTGCAGGTAACGGCTACGTCGTCAACATTACGCCATGTGTGGGTAGTATCGCCGAACATTTCAAAGCTGAAACCCTCGTCCGATTCGGCCCATGCCAGTTCCTGCGCACGGGAAACCGTAACCGCACTGGTACCTTCCACGGCAGCAAGGCGGATCTCTTGATTTTCAATGGCGGTACTGACCTTGTCAACCTGCGCTTTCAAGTATTCAGTTCGTTCCAACAATTCTTTATGCGGACGGTTGTCCACACCATCGGGGCCACCAGCTACAGGGTCATCAACGGACAGTTCATACACATCCGGCCATGCAGGGTTCTCGGGAGTAGGTAAATTGGACATTATGACTCCTTACACATCCAGTTCCCAGATATCGCCAAGCTCCATATCTGTTGTTTTTTCAATGGCACTTCGGGTGCGCCGGGCAATCACGGTGCCGTCAGCGGTCAAAAGACCGATTTCCCGAATAGCCAAGCCATTAGCCATATGGCGCGGCAGCTTCCAATTCACGAGCAACTTACGCGGATTCGTCCCATCAAAGCTGATAGACTCCACCGGAACAATGACAGCGTCGGTAAGCTGCGTTGCGTTTGTTGCCCCCGAAGAGCCAAAGCCAACGCTGACGATCACCTTGCCAGCATCGCCACTAGCCAGCAGCTTGCGCACAGCGTCGTAATACGCATCCTGAATCATGCGCCCTCCAAGTGAGCATCACTAAAGGTAAAAGTATTGTGGCGCGTATGACGTCCATCCCGCGCTGGATAAGGGGAATCAAAAGAGTGAAGGGTTAAACACAGAAACCCGTACTGATGGATACCGTCCCGCCTGTGTGTGCCGTTCCGGGCAACAGTCCGGCGGACGGTCAAACGGCTATGTTCCATGCCTTCCCCCAGGGATCGGGGGCGGCCTGCATAGGTTACGGCCCCGTCACGCGGGCAATAGGCCTCGCGCTGTGAGGCCAACCCCAACGAAAGCCGTAACGGTGACACAAAGCGAGGTTGACCGAAATACGGTCCTCCCTCTTTGCCCGTGCGCTTTACGCCGGAATAGAAAATTTCACCGCCACGCCGCCAAGGGCCAGTAGAAGAGCGGCGAAGACTGCCGTCACGAATACCAGCGCGAATTGAACGAACGTGCATGCCAACATGCAGAGGGAGTGACTCATCGCCGTCACCATGCCGAGCATCAGAAAGAGTCACCTTGTAGCCAATGGCATACAGGTGGGACCGGGCGTTTTTGGCATACTCAACCGCAGACCTCACGCGGCTTGCGGTGTTGCCATCCACGCCCATATCGTTGCCCAAATCGAGCACCACGCGAAACTGTGCCCAGTGCCCTGCAATGGCATATAAATTCAACCCGGTGCGGGAGGTACTACCATCATGGCGGCTCGGCTCTACCCCCTCAACAATATCAACATCGCGATAGCCAATGGCCTGCAGCGCCGTGCGCACAGCATACGGAGTGCCCTTGTATTTATGCACCTCATAGCTTGCAGCGATAACGGCGCGCTTCGTTTCATCGGGCCAATCCGTGTCCCAATAGTCAACGGATAATGTCCACGCCAACCACGGCAACAATGCTGCCGGACATGTAGAAGGATTCCATAAATCTCTGATAGTAACGGGGAGCACGTCTATACGGCTCGAAATGCCCGCCAGTGCTCGCTCCATCTCAGACGCATTCGGGGGAAGCAGGTCAACCACTATACCACCTCCCACGTAAGGCGAATCTCAACGCAATGCGGCACCTCACCAAAACCAGCCACAACATTTGCGGAGGGCATCAGCAAGATAGCATTCTGCACACCATCGACGTGTAAAGCAGAGTAAAGCCCTGAAAGGGATACGGTGCTCCCAAGCTTGTGGGATTCTGAGAGATAGGCACGGACAGATGCTTCGGCAGTTCGGCGCACCACTTCGCCATCGGGCCCGGCAAAAATTTGCAACTGGGCAACAACGGAGAAGTGCAACGCCACAGCGCCCACAACATTTACTGTGTCGGTCAACGGTCGCACTTTATCGCTGGCAACTACGGCTTCCACATCAGTCAGCAAGTTCGCTGTTGCTGTGCCGTTACCCTCCTGCGACATTACAGCAACGTCTACCGTGCCGGGCGTAACGGACCGAACAGCAACGTCAGCGACTCCTGGAACGCTCAGGGCATGGAAAATATAGCTTTGTGCTGGCCCTGCGGTGGATAAGCCTTCAAATGCCAGTTGTACGCGACGGCGAAAATCCCCGTCAGGTTCATAGATAGGGGATATCGGCGGCATGGCATCGGAGTCACCGGGAAAAATCTCTTTACGGGATACATTGAACAACGCGCCCAGATTATCCAAGTCGGTGCCAACGGCATACGCTACCATAACGGCCTTGGCCGCATCGTTGACCCGCTGACGCAACAAGACTTCACGATAGGCCACAACCTCAAGCACCTTGTATGCAGGATCAGACTCTACCAGCGCGGAAAAAGCCGTATCCCGCGCCCGAAGCTCCGAAAGCATTTCAGCCAGCACGGCTTCATAATCCAGCGCTTCAACGATTTCAGGGGCAGGCAGGCCAGAAAGATTAATCGCATTAAAGCCGCTCATATCAACAGACCATCCATCTGGATTTCGCGACCTTCCGGCAAATACACTCCATCCAGGGTAAGCACGACCTTGCCGTGGCTACTTGCGGATACCTGCACCCGAGTAACCCTTAATCGGGGTTCCCATCGGTCCAGCGCTTCCGCCGTGGCGGCGATGTATTCAATCTTGTTCGCTTCGTTGGCGGGAGAATCCACCAGAGAAAAGAGGCGGGACCCGTAGTCCCGACGCATGACGCGGGAACCAATGGGCGTGGTCAAAATGTCCTGAATGGACTGTTTGAGGTGGGCAAGTCCTTCAAGCGGCTTGCCGGATAACGAATTAATGCCGCGCATACGTTGGCTATACGATGCACGGCATTTTGCTTCCTCTGCGGTTTTTGCAGTCTATAGCGGGACCAACGCCCCATAGTGAACGGTTCCGGTAACGGTCATGTCTCCATTGACGGTCATGTCTCCATTGATAGTAGCATTCCCATTTACAACCATATTCCCCATCAAAGTATAGCTACCTGTATGCTCAGTGTGGGCATGCTTGTACTCTTCGCCTATGGTATGCCCACCTGCACCGCTCCCCCCTGCTGTTGTTATGGTCCCTTCCAGGACAATCTGCGGAGCGGTCAGGAAAGCTTGGGAACCTGCTTCAATGGTCGCGTTCTGCCCGGCCTTGGCATCTATGTTTCCAGTTGCCTGCACATCAACATCACCGGGAATGGTGGCCGCCAGCTTATGCGCCGCACGGTCATATTCGATAACCGCACCGTCCTTGAAGACCATGCGGGCGACGTCCGGGGTATTGGCCGGTGCAGGATGAGCGCTCTGGAACACCCCAACCAGAACAACGCCCTGGCCTGTCTCGCCGGATGGAGACAGGATAATCACCTGTTCACCTACTGCGGGTGCCCACCATGAGACGTCACCGCCAGCACGGGCCGTTATCCAGGGCAACCAATCCGTTACCACGGAACCGCACCGAACACGAACACGCGCGGCATCATAATCCGCCGCCTCTATGGTGCCCCACCGGATCAGGTTCGCAAGCCGTCTATCCAGTTCAGACAGTTGGTAACCCTGCATCTGTCACCTCATAGTAATCGGGTTCATGCGGAATACCTATTAACGGAGTGTAGGAAAGCAAAACCGACTGCGGAATAATGCCCTCGTCTGTCCATACAGATTCCCCCAGGTATGCCCGCTGTTCAAACTCTATGCGCCATTCCTCATACTGGCGCTTTTCCTCGCTCCATTCATCAGGATATGCACCAAAGAACTCGGCAGGGTGCGCTGGAAGGCCAAAGCGGTTACCATGCAGCCATCTTGATACGGCGGCCACAAGTGCCCCAAGCTCAATATTAACGTTGGCTACCTTGGCATGCATCATCAGATGAAGTTCCCACCGGATACGGACAGAAAGTTGCTCGGTACAGGCATCAGTATCCGGTTCCAAGGCCGTCATGGTCAGAACTGCCACCGGACAGCTAACCCTTTCTTTAATAGTTTCGTAAGCCTTCACGTTAAGAACTGGAAAGGCTTTCTGTAAGCCTTCCATTATGCCTTGGTGAGCGGCCTGGATTGTTATTTCTTGCGGGTTTCCCATCGTAATTCCTGCTCAAAAATGCGAAAAAAGCGGCCTTCCATCAGTGGCAACACCTCGTTGAGCACTGCGTAATCCACTTCTTTATCAATATGGACATACTGGATCGCAAGCGGCTGGCGCGCGCGGCCCACACGCTGATACACCTGCACCCCGCCCTTTCGATTTTTCGCAATAAATGCATGTTTTCGTTCAATTTTGCCAGCTTTAACGCCGCTGGCCGTTTGAACTGGATTCAAAGCAGACAGTGGAATAGCCGATGCACCGAAGAACACACGGGCCGTCATATGGTTCCCTGATACATATATGCGTAAGCGAGGCTTCAACGCTTTTTGCTGTATGCCTGTTTCACGGGCCACCATACGAACCAGCAGTCCGCCAACCCATCGGCTTGTTTTGCTAACAGCACGGCGGGCTGCGGTATCAACTTCCTTCTGCGTGGCGGCAAAGTCTCGCGCTATGGCCTCGACCTTGGCGAGGCTGATATTCAGATACTGGCGGCTCATGCGAACAACAGGACAACGGCAACGCCGGTTCCATCAGGCTCTACCCTGTCAACGTCATACACGCGCCCGCCCACGGTACACACGGTTTCGCGCGTGAAGTCGGCAACGTCGCTATGCTTGCAGGTCAGTACAGGGCCGGTTGTTTCAAGTTCCAGACTGCCAAGGGTTGCGAATACTCCCGGATTATCAAAAATCGCCGCAAAGGTGCGGGCGGGATTCTCTGCCCGCACCTCTACGGCGAACTCTTCAAGGTCCAGGAAGTCGGTAAAGTCTTCCTGCATGGTCATGACGGCCTCCATTGCCAAGTTATCACCCGAAAAAAGGGCGCATCCGTTACAGATGCGCCCACAATACACAACAATACTGGTTGGAGCGATGTGCCTACGCACGTATACACACCACGACTGGCTTAAAGCCCGCCTTTTGGCCTTTTTTTTCTCAAATTCCGTCCATGAGCTGTCGAGCATACCGGCAATGTCAAGGTTTGGTTCCATGATGGACAGCACATGAGCCTCTTTAATGGCCTGTTTTATCACTCCGTCTATCTCCATACCGACAATATCCGCCAAAACAGCGAAGTTTGCCAAGGTAAACTGCCGTTTTCCCCTGAGCATGTCAGTCAATTCCAGCCGATGCTTGGATGATAGCAATGCTGTCAACAGGTATCCCGAACTCCCCTTGACCCTACCCCATACTTGTACTACTATTTGTACAACTACGGAGGATACCACCATGCCAGAAGCCCTTACCTATTCCGATGCCCGCAAAAACCTTGCCTCCACCATGGACAAGGTATGCGACTCGCACGATCCCGTCATTATCACCCGACGCAAGGCAAAGCCCGTGGTCATGATGTCGCTGGACGACTATAACAGCATTGCGGAAACCGCCTATCTGCTCCACAGTCCCGCCAACGCCGCCCGCCTGCGTGAAAGCATTCAGGCTGCAAAGGCAGGAAAAACAACCACGCATGACCTTATGGAGGCGTAATGCCGAACCTAACGTGGACAGGCCATGCGTGGGAAGACTACCTGTATTGGCAGAAGGCTGATAAAACGATGGTGAAGCGCATAAACACGCTGATCAAGGACGCCATGCGCACCCCTTTTGAAGGGGTCGGCAAGCCTGAGCCTTTACGCTTTGACCTTGCCGGATACTGGTCGCGACGTATCGACCAGGAACATCGGCTAGTATATACCTATGATGACAAAACAGACACGATCATCATATTGCAATGCCGCTACCACTATTAAAATCAAAGCCCCCACCCGTTGAACGGATGGGGGCTTTTCCCACGCTTTTGCTGCCTCGCAATCAGGCGGACTTGTCCGCCTTACTCTTGGGCTTATCGGCTGCTTCATCATACTTCACAGCTCGTTCGCGGTAGATGAGGTTTCGCGCCACATCAAGCGGTACCGTCACAATGTCACCAGGCTTGGCCGGTTCACCTTCGATCAGTACGGCGGTGCCATCTTCACCGATCATCTTGATAGTCATGGTCTTGTCGGTCTTACGGGCCATGTTCTACCCCTTATAGTACGGGGCGGTCATGCCGCCCCGGTTGTTCGTTGTCGTTAAACAGTGGTACCCACGCAGAACGATTCAGCACGGCGGGCCGCAATGTCCACATCCTGCATCGCAACGATACGCAGACGGCCCTTTGCACTATGGGTATAGGGGTCAAGGGTAAGTTCCAGGCCACCCCACATACCGATAATGAGGTCCGCGAAGTTGCCAAAGAAAGAATCAGCGGCGGCAACCTGGTTGGTAACACCTGCAGAATAGCCGTTGATGGTATTCCCCGCTTCCCAAATGGTAGCCCCGGTATTGGCGAACTTAGGCGTAGTTTTGCAGTGGCCGCGCGTCTTGGCGTTGATGAGGTAGGCCATGTTGTCCACGTCGGCATCATCGGCGGCGATTTCGCTTTCCATTGCCACCAGTTCGGCAAAGGTGGGCTTGCCACTTGCGGCGAAGGTTACCGCATTTACGCCGCTGATATTCTTGATGCCCTGGGGCTCATTCACGCCGGAACCGTAAAGGCCAAGCTGGTCGATCTTCAAGCCCACGGCCTTAGCCAGGTCAAAGCGGATCAAGGCTTCAACGTCCAGGCTCGACTGCATGAGCAGGCGGCGAGTAACTTCGGCCATCGCGCCTACCGTGGTGGGGGAAAGATTCAGTTGCCCGAAGTCACCTTCAGAACCGGGTACGTCTTCGTCTTCTCCGACGACGTAGCCGGTTGCGCCGGAAAGCTGCTTCGGAATACCAACATTGCCAACCAGACCGGCCAGCTTGGTGCCGTACTGCATGAGCAGAGTGCGCTTACGCAACATTTCGATGAAGCTGTATGCAAGCAGATCCGTGCTTATCAGATTGCCGCCATGGGGGGCAGCAGCATTGCCAGTGCTATAGGTACGCTGCACAGGGGCGCAAAGCACTTCGGTAGGGATGATGATACCGTTTGCCTCGCGCCCGAGTTTGCGAGCGGCTTCGGCAGATGCTTCCAATTCCAGGGCAGCGGCTTCACGAACGGCTTTGCTGTGCGCGTTATTGGGGTCAAGGCAACGCAACACGTTCACAAAGCTATAACGCTGCACTTCCTTTTCAGACAGGCCCACGGCGTCATTCTTTTCATCCGGGGTAGGCTGCTTGCTGCGGCCGTCCAGTTCCTTGAGCAGAAAATTCTGGAACTCGTCGGGAGTCTTGTTTTCACGCACGTACTTTTCTGCCTCTTCGGGGGCGTTATACTGACGGCCCAGAGTCAGAATAGTATCAACGCGGGTACGTTCCGCCTGTACGGCCTGGGAACGTTCCGCCTGAATATCAACATTCGGCGCGCCATCGCCGGGCTTCTGAGGGGTGCCATTCTCGGGCATTGTCCTTTCCTCCATGTTAGAAAGCGTATTGGTTTCAGGCGCGCCACCAAGGCCGCGCCCAACCCCCACAGACGTATCCAGGGGGATGGTTACGAATGAAATTTCAAAGGGTTCCCAATCGGTAGCCCTGTAAACGTCGGTATCGTCATCACGGGTTTCAACCAGTTTGACTTCATGGACTTCGAAGCCCACGGAGATATGGCGAAGAATACCGTCCACAACATCGCGGAACTTCTCTTCCGCGAGAGTGCCCCGACCAAACCGAACAACAGCCCTACCCTTGCCGTCCGCATCAATTCGCGCGGATTCGACAACTGCGATATGGGCGTTGCGTTCATGGTTGAACAGCACAGGGCCGCCATTGTTCAAACGGTCCAGACGCACGGCGGCGCTTGAGTGTTCCAGTACCAGGACAGTACGCCACCACTGCTTGATTTCCGCATCGCTGGAAAAAGCAACTTCCGCCGTGCGCTTCTCCTCATCGACGGAACGCACGGCATCAATGCGGAAGAACGCGCGCGTTGCCGTGGTCTTGATGCTATCCTTCGTCGGTTTCATCTGTTCCGGCTGCTTTGTCGGCATTGTCCGGTTCCTCCTCAATTATCGGTGCCGCTTGGGTTGCGACCTGGGCAATACCCAACGCACCCCACTTGCGGCGCTCCTCTGCGATTTCGTCATACACTTCATCAGGATCGCGCCCGCTTTCCCGGATGGATTCGGACACGGACCGCATAAGGCCGTCCTGTTCCGTGCGGTGCGCGTTGGCATCCTTCGCCGGATCAACCCACGCCCACCGACGCGGCTGGAAACGGGCGCGTTTGTACTGCGCCACACGTTCAACACGTAACGGGGTAGGACCGATGGTTATAGCGCGGGCCAGTACGGCAACTGAAATCCACGCCTCAAAGACAGGGCGGATCAATTTATCAACAAACCATTGCTGCAGGTCCTTCCAGGTTTCGCGCTCATCAAGCGCCCCTGCTCGCAAGCTGGAATAGTTGGCCTTGGAAAGATCGCCAGTAAGGGCGGAGTAGGACACATCAAGCCCGGCAGATACGGACGTGAGGCACGCGCGGGTAAAGGTTTCGAACTCCCCTTGCGGGTACTGCGGGTTGTATTCCTTGAATGTGTAACCGGGTGGGATAACGTCAAATGAACCCGGCTCTGCGGATTCTGGAAAGTCCAGTTCATCCTCATCATCACCCACAACATCAACGACTTCGGGGTCCGCCTGAAAAAAGCCGGACTTACTAGCCCCAACACGCGCATTGATGACGGCGGCAACTTCATACCGGGAAAGATGGTGCAGACGGGTCAAAGCCGTTCCCATCCAGGAAAGGCCGCGCGGCTGCCCAATGAATTCGGGCAAATAAAGGTGGATCATTTCAGAAGCCGGTACGCGCTGGTACTTGGCTCCACCCAATGTATAACTATCCGCGTAGTCTTTGGCATCCACACGGATATAGAAGGCTACTCTCTTGCCTTCCGGGGTAAATTCAATACCGGCGCGGACACGGTTGCCGTTACGCAAATCCTCGCGCAGTGATACAGGCACGCGGGTGGGGTCGATAAGCTGCAACTGGATTCGATACTTGCCATAATCCCGCCCCTTCAAGGTTCGGATGAAGCATTCCCCATCCCGTGCGACGGTCTGAACAACAAGGCCCTGCAATTCTCGCCAGGTAAGCGTTTCGGTAACCTCGGGCATCAAGCCCCATTCCTTCCACGCTTCCGAAATGGCTTTGCAGGCAAGATCGTCAACGGTCCCATCCGGCCTTAAGACCGCCGGAATCACTTGAACGCCTGCCGCTCCGACAATGTTCTTACGCACCAGGCGCAAGAATTTTTTGCCGTGGTCCATGTTTACCTGCGCATCACGACCACGAGCGCATAAAGCAAGCCATTCCCGTTCAACGATGGTTACGGGACTTTCGGGATATTTGGGCCATGATTCGTTGAGGCGGCCCCCCTGTGCGGCTTCGTATCCACGCAAGACAACGCGCGGCATTGCCTTACGGGCATGGCGGCGTGGTTCCGGTTGCGGGTCAACCTCTGCGGACCGGCGGCCCCTGAAACGGTCGAAAAATCCCATTAGATCCGTACCCCTATGGAGCGTATGCCGCCCTTGCCGCGCTCTTTGTTGACGCGGGAGACAAAGAAAGATCGGAGCTTAAGCAGATCGGCAACGCTCATGCGCTGCAACTCACGATCTTTGATTTTGTAGCTTTGCTGATCTTTGGTCGCCCTGTTCGCCAGAACGGCGTTGATTGCATCAAGGGCAATTTCGGCCTCTGTACGGCCGTCGAAGGTTTCCACATCAAGCAGATTCACCATCACAACCAGTTCACCAGCCAGGGCAACCTGTTGTTCGCCTTCGCGCAGTACGATCACCTGCCACCAGTAACGGCCCACGGCCATATCCACAGGCAGGGAAAAATCGAAGCTGTTACCGTTTGCCACACCTTCCACATTGTGCTTTGCGCCTCCGCGAAGGATGAGCGTTGCCGCCCATCCTTCCGAAGGCAGATAGCCGTCCAGTGCAAGGGAACAGGAGACGGAAGATCCTCGGTAAATCTGTTTCGGTATGCTTGATAACATCAGCCCATCACAAAGCTTTCGCGCCGTTTACGGGAACGCAGTTTTACTTTCTTACGTTTCTGCCCCATTTCCTGCGGCACTTCCTCTGCGCTTTTTGCAGTAGTCGCTTCGGTGGTAGGCGTATCGTCTTGAATAGTTTTGGCCTGTTTCGTAAGGCGCTTTTCAAAGCGGGCAAAGTTCGGGTTCAGAATGAGTAAGGCGGCGTGTGCGTAAACCCTGCAATCTAGGGCTTCATTTCGCGGGCGGACCTTGAGCCATTCCCGCTTGGGCCACCCCTTCACGTAACGGGTAACGCACTTCTCAGCGGTCAACTGGCGGAAATATTCTTCTTCATAATGGGCAGGCCAATGACAGCGACCTGGACCGGAACCGGGCAAAGCGAGGCGCTTGTATAAGAGAGTTTTCGCCTGGTCAGTACCGATCGTGAACAGTTCCACAGGGCGACCACTGCGGCGGCCCGTCTTGCGCTTAGTCGGCGCGGAGACAATGGGCACACCATCACCGCCCTTGCCCTTAATGGCGAACACACGCTGACCTTTCCGTTTCTTGCAGTAACCGTAGACGGCCTGGGTATTGGACCCGCCCGAGTCAATGCAGGTGCAAGAAATGGAAAGGTCCACCCCGTCCTTATTGGTCCAGCGCCGATCAAGAAAATCATCCAGAGCTTCCCACACTTCCGGCTGATCAGGATCACCGTACAGAACAGCGTATTCCACGGACCAGGATTCTTCACCGTGGCCCCAGGCGACCACCTCCACTTCCAGGCGGTCAGGTTGGGTATCAATGCCTGCGGTCAGGATGTAAGCGCCAACGGGTACAGCGGCCCCGTATTCCTCCCGACGCTGCATCAGCCCGGTATCGTCCACTGTCTCGCCTTCCTCTTCCCAGGTATCAGCCAATGAGACGTTGACGAAACTCTGCAAGTCTCCCGCATGCTTCTTGTCCAGGAAGCTTTGTACAATGTCCCGCCACTTGCGCCACGGGCTGTACAGTTCGTTAAGGTGAAAAGACGCATGCCCCATAAAGGGACGCTCCCCGCGCCACTTGCCAGCCTTGAGCATGGCGGGCTTATGCTTGTCTTCAATAAGACAACCACAATGCTCGCACACATACATAGCGGTATCCGGCCTGTGTGTTCCGTCCTCTTCCTTATCCCAAACGATTTGGGACCATTTGAGCGTCTGGTATTCTTTACAGTGCGGGCACGGCACCCAATACTTGCGGCGGTCACCGGCCAGATAGGACTTTTCGACTCTGGAAAAACCCTTGATGGTGGGGGTACTGGTTTCAATCAGCTTGCGGCGATCACCGAATGTTGCGGCACGCTGCCACAGCAATTGCACGGGGTCGCCTTCCTCGGTCATGGTGTAGCCGTCGATTTCATCACAGTTGATAATCGGGGCAGATCGGCCGCGCATGGTGTTAGTCGATCCCGACCAGGAGAACATGAGGAAGCCGCCGGGATATGATTTCATGAGGGCGTTGTTCACGCCATCACGGCCACGCGGTTTTGCAACCTTATCCCGGATTACGGGAGTATCGCGCAACAGCGGGGTAAGCTTGGTTTCCGTCCAGGTCTTGAGGTCGGACTGTGTAGGCTGCATCATCATGCAGCTTTTCGGCTCTTGAGCTATGGCGTAGCCGATGCCGTTATTGATAACCTCTGTTTTCCCCGTCTGAGCCGCCCACATCAAAGTTATTCGGCGGGTCACCCTATCGCCTATGCAGTCCATAGGCCCGCGCTGGTACGGGGCATTGTCTGTCCGCCACGGTCCCGGCGTGGCGTTCGCCTGGCCGATGTGGCGGTAACGATCCGCCCATTCGGATACTGTCAGACGTTCAGGCGCGCGGAGGTTTTGAGAGGCTTTGCGCAAAGCTTCCCGCAAGCCTTCCACATTAGAAAGTACGTTTTCAGCGTTCTGCATCATCAACCTTCTCCATCAAATCAGCCTCACTTAGTGCATTCAGCGCAAGGTCGATTTCTTCCTCAAGGATCGCTTTAACCTCTGTCTCATCAATAGCGGCCATCAGTCGCAACGCCGTTCGCTCCGGTATGGACAGCATGGCCTGGCGCACCTGCACAAAAGCGTTCGATATTGCCCGCTCCACATCTTCCAGCAAAGCCACTTCCCCCGTCGCCTTTGCTGCCGTAACCCGCTTGATTTTCAAATCTTCGATCATGATTTGCCGTTCTAGCTCCCCCTTGCTGATGCCTTCATCAACAATGCCCATTGCCTTTGAAACGGCGCGGTCAGTGTGCCACTTCACGCACTCGGCCAGGTCGAACTGCCAGGCGGTCCCGCGCCCCCCTTGCTGAACACAGGGCAATCCCTCCCGCAGACGGCTGCGAACGGTAGGGACAGAGAGGCCCAAAGCAAGGGCCAAACCCTGCATATCCACAAGGGAGGGCGAAATCTGTGGAAAATTCTCTGTTTTTTTCTTTATTTTCTTTTTAACTTCATCTGCCATTGTAGCCTCCTAAGCGACTTTTCCACATATTTTAAATAGAAAGAATAGAAAATCGTTTTGGCAAGCCACCCACACCGAAAATCCTGAGATGCAGGTGGACCCGCTGAATACCCCTTCGGGAAGGACCCGTTTAGCGGCGTCTAGCAGCGTTTAGCGGTGTCCAGTGTCGAAACAGGAAAGTTACTGGGGAATGTTGCGGTTCCAATACTAAACGCTTGCAGGCTACTGCCGAACATGGTTGCAAAGCACTGTATACACTGTTCTTTCTGCCACTCCGATACGGGCCGCAATGGCTGCCGCACTCATCCCCTCACGACGCATAGACAGGATGCGTTTATCCCTTTCCGCGCGGATCACGTTCGCGCACTTGGCCATAGGCAAAATGAAGCCGGGAAACTCCTTCGACAGCGCTTCGGCATGGGCATCACCGACCACATCACGCAACCAATGATCCGGCGGAAGTCGCTTGGGAATGTACAGTGAGCGGCACTTGCAGGCTCGGGCCAACGCAAGCGCCCCCTCTCGGCCTATAATGTCCGCTACAACCTGGGCGGTTTCGGGCAATGCGGCATTGTCCATACGTTACCCCTTGTCTGGTTTAAGGTCCTTTGCGGCGCTGCATGCGCGCTCTGAAAGCACATCAAGCAGTTTGCCACCGGAATAACCGGCGATAGCCGTACCGGACGATATAGCGGCAGGCGGTATGCCCAAGCTCTGCAGGAACCCGTGGGCAACCCATCCGGTAAAGCCTGCTATCGCCAGAGAGGCCACAGCAGCACGGATAGAGCACGGCGAGCCACCACGGAGCAGCTTGATACCGCCGCCAAGCATGGCTATCAGGACAGGGGGGCACCAGCCCCCCATCCATTGAAAACAGGCACTCAGCCACTGCACGAGTGCTTCATGGGTCATGCGCTCGGGCATTCTTCGCCGTCCTGTGCGGTGGTATGAGTTATGGGGGTCAGGTCGGGAAGATTGCGGATTGCCATGGTCTGCCGTTCAAACTCTTCCAGGCTCGGAACGGTGTAACCCTCGGCCGTCAGGCGCTTTGCCATCTGGTAGCCTTCCATGCCTACGCGCAAAGCGGATTCGATCATTGCAAGAGCGGTCAGGGGATCAATGGGCATTATTCACCCCCCTTGCTGTAGAGGAAGGTTCGGGCCTTGATGAATAGCGCGGAGCAGTCCTGTAGGGCGGTTTCGGCATCAGTGTGCAATTTCGACCAGTTCGGCGGTTCGATCCTGGTCCTGGCGTAGATCATGGCCGCATCGTCAAAGGCCACGATTGCCCGCTTTGCCGTGTCCATCACCGGGGCTACCTTCTTTTCAAGGAACAGGACGCCCGCCGGGGGCAAGGATGCGTGCAGGGAAAGGTATTCCTGATGCAATGCGGCGTATGCCGTATTCAGTTCAGTACCGACAGCCAGCCCTTTCTCATGCGGCGAAAGGTCCTTAAGAGCGCAGCCAGGCAACGCCACCGGCACCAGCAGGAACAGCAGGATCACGCCCGCCGCTTTGCCTGTTGCCTTGGGCACCTTCTTAACGCTTACGTTCTTCGTTGCCTTGATACGGCCGTAAATGGACAACAGGCCACCAATGCCAACACCGATGGACAGACCAACATCCACCATTTGCGACTGTGACGCATCGTCTACACTGTACCCCATCGCCATAAGCACGGTGCACAGCATGGAGATGATAACACCCCACACGGTACGCGACTGCAACAAATGCTTTGTCTTTTCCATGTTCGATCCTTTTGGATAAATGTTCGCGCAAAAACAAAAGGCGCACCTTTAACAGATGCGCCTATACTATATTACAACACCGTATTAAACGATGTGCATGCATGTGTATACACACTATATCTATAACTTATTTACCATATCAATGTTGTTCTGAGTTGATGCAATGTGTTCTAGTGTGTTTGTTATAGTCACCATAAATACTTCAACCGACATTTCTTCATGACCACAGCGCTTGCAACGGCGTATCCGCACCGTTCTTTCGCAATCATCAAACGCCCGTGGTGCGCTTGTAGGTGCGCCGCACTTCCTACACGCCAGAGACATATCAATCCCTCTCTATGTCGTTCACGGTCCGTTCATCAATGAAGGCGGTCAAAACGTCCTCCCGCACCCTGTAACGCGGCCGCGCCTTCGTCCCGACATTATGCCCGCGCAACTCTTTGCTCTTTATAGCCCGGCGCACCCACTCGGGCCGTACCCTCAACCGCTTCGCCACCTCATCAACGGTCAACGTCTGCATGTAGCATCCTCCCCATATGCCGTATTGCCGCGCGCCGGTTCTCATCACGGAACGACAGGTAGTGAGTCGTGCTTTTCGGATCCTTATGTCCCAAGGCTTGCGAAGTCTCCATAAACGGATCCACACCATGACCGGCGGCTACCAGCTCCAGCATGTATTCATGGATATTATTGGCAAAAGTTTTGCGCATACTGTGCGTGCCGATGTTTTCGGCAATGCCACACGCCCCGAACGCTTCCAGCAACACCCGCCGCGCCTGAGTGTAGGAAATTGGCTCATTGGCATCCCCCTGTTTTTTAAAAAGGTAAGTAGTCATGCTCGGCAAAGTCAGGGCTTTTAGCTGATCATAAATCGCCAATCGTGCTTCCGGAGCCAGATACACCACGCGGCTTTCCTGCTTTCCTTTCATGTATCGTCTGGCAACTTTTACAGAAAGCCGTACACGCTTATTGGCTACCACATCACGAACACGAAGGCTCAGCATCTCTTGAACACGAAACCCTGCTAATATGCCCAAAGTGAATAAGCAACGATTGCGCACTGCAAAACGCCCCTGAAAGCTAAGCAAGGATCTTGCGATCTCTTCATCCGTTAGCGGCCTACATCCCGACATAAATACTTACTATTGCAAGAGGCTTGTGCCACCAACAAATGGCATAACAGCAGGCAGCACTCCCCGCTTCCCACGAGGACAAATAACCTTAATCCCCTCGCGCCACCTGTCGTGGTTGCCGGTGTCAAAGTGGAACCAACTCATACCGTCGAAAGCTTCAATTCTGCGGATGTACAGGAACCGTTCTGCCTGCGGGTTACGCTGCATGTCTCCCCATATCTCGGCAGGTACCACATTGCGGAACTTGCAATCGAACGCCCTGCCGTCCTTATGGCAGGAATGCTTTGCGCCAATGCCGCAATTTTCCGGCCTGTAGCCCGACAACGTGAAACTGCCGCCCCATTGCCAGTTGTTCACCGTGCAGGGACCGTAATGCTTACGTAATTCGTCCAGCGTCCACAGTGCAGCCGGGTCAAAACGGGCAAACAGGATTACGGGGTTAGCCTCGGCCTTTACCATTTCCGGCGGCATCAACTCTTCAATGCCAAAGTGCTTGGGAATAAACAGCGCCATAACTTTTCCTTATGCTTTGCTTCCAGATCCTATCCCGCGGTAAACTCTGGCCAGCATGGCCTTGGCCTGCGGCCGCAGATTCCTGTCCATGCTCAGGGCCATGACTGCCCCCTCGCCGTCTCCCCGTTTCAAGGCTTCCAGCCCTGCGATAAAGGGTTCCAGCAAATCCTGTGACACGCCGCGCTCATGCAGCCGATAGGCTATACCCAGCGCCCCTTGGTAATCATCCCGCAGCCTGTACTGCACCATCTGCGCCCACAGTTTGCCCTCGGGCGAAGCCTTGCCCGCCACCTCATCAAGCCGTGGCGTGCGGGCTGTCTGTGCGGCCTCGCTGACTGTGCGGCCTTCGCTCAGATTCTCTTCATACGCATCAAGAATCAGCTTTGCCACGTTGTCGCCTTTGTAAATGCGCTTTGTTTCCCGCAGCACGCGGTCAATGGCGGCATCCAGATCTTCCTGTTTCATCCTGCCCAGCAGGCGGAAATACTCTTTTGCCAGAGCCTCATCCGGCGTAGGCAGATTGAAAAAACGCCACACACGCTCGAGGGTCAGGTTCAGATCAAGTTCCAGCATATCAGCCCCCTATTATGCGCTTAATTCAGCGCTGCACGCTTTCAGGTACAGGGTGGGATCAAAGCCAAATTTTTTGCAAACACCCACAACGCCCTCTTCGCCGTACTGCCGTGCATACTGCCGCACGCGGTCAAGCTCCGGCAGCGTTGCAGAACCGCCACCGCCTTTACTGCCGGCAGCATCGCGGGGCAGATAATTGCCTTCCCGCACTTTGATAAAATTGCCCACCTGCAGCAGCCAGTCGAACTTGGCAATCCAGTCGTTCACCTCGCCCATCAGGTACGGGCAGCGGCTCACAAGCTGAAAATACGCCTCCCATCCGGCAAGCTGTTTCAACTCAGGGCAAGCCTTCGCCCTCGCCTTGACCAGCGTTACACGAGGCGGTGTCACCTTTGTCACCTTAGGCAGCTTGCGCCCTTCCGGCTGTTCGTCCACCAGCACACGGTTAAACAGGGCAACAACAGCCTCGGCAAATTCCGTTTCCTTCTCTGCCTTGCTCTTCGGCTTTGCCTTCGGCTGCAAAGGCATGGGGGCAGGTGTTTCTTTCTGCTCTTCCGGCCTTTCCGCTGCTTCCGGCTCCGAAGGCGGCGCGGACACCTGCACGTCACAATCGCCCTGCGATTTTGACAGGGGTACGTAAGTACCCTCTTTAGTTCTATGCTCTATGTTATATGCTCTATGATTGGCGGAAGGTTGCTCAAAGGCTTCGCTAAAGACTTCCGCAAAGGCTTGCTGAAAAGCTTTTGAGAGTGCGCCAACCGTGGCTTTCACGCTGATCAATATCTCGACCTTCAACCCGCTTTCCGGCAGTTCTTCAAACCCTCGCCGCCATGATTTGATAACGTTCGGGCTTTCCGGCTGGTTGTATTTGAGGAAGTTCGGAAACCATATCAGCAGGCTTTCATCATGCTTCGCTATGCCTTGCTCTAAGACTTCCCGAAAGGCTTTCTCAAAGGCTTTCAAGTCCATTCCCAACTCATACGCCAGCCCCGGCAAATTACCCCGCAGCGCACCTAATTGTGTCAATGTCGGGTGAGTCAGCAAAAAGAAAATCACCAGTTTTGCCTCGTTGCTCAGTTCCCTAAACTTCGCGTCATTCCATATGCAGGTGCTGATCTTGCGATACCGCTTGCATTTGCTCATCGTTTTGTTCTCCTGCTTGCTTCTGACCATGCTTTTAGCTATGCTCATGTTGCATTTGCTCGCGACTCTTAGGGTCGCAGTAATTAAGCCCCTATAGCGAGTAGGGGCTTTTTCTTTGGCCTGACTACGCCGCCACCTCGCACACATACGGGCACGGTTCCAGCGAACAGATGGTGTTACCGACAATCCTTTCCGGACACGCCGCACACAGCATCTCGCCGTCCGGCTCTATGTATCTCACCGGCAGTCCCAACTGTTTCGCCAGCGCAATTTCTGCCTGCACGCCCACGCTCTGCGACCAGCCCGGCAGACAAAGCACATGCATTTCATGCTGCTGTTCCAACGTGGCTCGACACAGCGCACCCCAGAAACGCCAGTCCGTAGGCATCTCGTGCCGCCGTGCGGCCTCATGTGTCAGAGTAATAGGCGAATACACGCCAAGCCCTGCCCGCCACATTCTTGCAGCTACCTCCGTCACAGCCAGAAAACGCGCATGGCGTACTGCATCACTGGCGTGTGAATACGGGGTAGCCAGATACACCAAGCGTATGCCGCCCGTGGCTCTGGTCTCAACAACTGCCCCCTTCATCCCTTCAATTTCCTTTTCAAGTTCTTCCAGTCTAGAGTTCAAACACGCTTTTCCAACAACATCTGCTTCGGGTGCGCTTTGCAAAAGTTTCCGCAAAGTGGCGCACTCTGCGTGAAGATGTTGCAAGGCCGCATTAGCTGGTGCCCTGCTCATCCCTGCAACCCCTCTCTGTATTTCGTTATTGTCTGGTCTAGCTCCTGCACAGCTTCGGCGTGCAACGCCTCTACCGTGCGCGGATCCTCGCCGTGCATCATGGCTTTGTGCAGCGCTACCAGTGCGGGCAAGTCATCAAGGCATTCTTCTGCCAATGTGGGCTTGTCCGGCTCTGCAACAGCATTGGGTATGCAATGCATCCCAAGCGGTTCCGCCATGTAATTCAGCATGGCCAATGACAGAGTATCCGCACCAGCCTTGTCCAAATCGTGCAGCAACATCCGCACACGCTGAATCACAGGCCGTGCAGAATCGCCCGAATAGTCGGGATTGCGCATCTGCTTATAAATCTGCTTGTGACCAACCTTAAAAATTCGCTCCAACGCAGGCATACCAAGGGCATCTTTTGCCTCCAGCATCATTTCCCACGCGTCTAGGCTATTTTTATTCATTCCCCCACCTCCGGCACTTGTCGCCACTCCTGCCCATCCAGCAGGTGGCCTGCGACGTTTTTGCCGACGCGGGAGCAAGGCCACGCCCCATAGCCATCATCGCCTGCCCCTGCCTCCGCACGCAAAACGCCATCAGAGTCCATGAAATGGGTATTGCTTGCTCCGGTAAAAGCCCACTCACCCCACTGCTTAAAGAAGAACGGCACACCCGTTTGCGAGCACTGGTCACGCAACGAGCGGAACCAGTCGGGATGTGACGGGCGGGCATTCGGGCCGGACTCGCCTCCCGCGATTACCCAGTCAAGAGGTGCATCCATAGGATATCCGGACTGCATCCAGCGATTACCGGACAGATACTCCCCAATATACACCGGCCCCAAAAGCGGCTCCATGCTTACAAACCGCTTTGCCGCCGGAGTATCCAGCAGCACGGGTATGCGCTCATCGGCCCGCTGTTGGTCTTCAACGGTCACGCCCAGCCAGACGTTGGGGAGTGGCAATGGAACGCCCACTGTAAAAGTCTTAGACCCGTCTGCGTTGATAATTGGCTCGCTAGTTTTGCAATGCACAGTCAAATAGTACCGCATCCGCTCCGGCCGCTTCGTCAGCAGCAAAAACGTGTGCTGCGGAGCAAACGCCATATAGGCAAACACCGCATCCAGAAACGAATCCGGCACATCCTCATGGAACAGGTCAGCCTGCGAGGCCACGAATATGCGGCGCGGCTTCTTCCAGCGCAGCGCCTCTTCCATGCGTTCGGGGTGCAGGTTCAGCTTACCAGTCCATTTGCCACCAGTACCCACAGTACCTGCATACAGGTGCTGTACCTGCGGATTCCGGACAAAGCGCGCTGCCAGCTTTTCGGCATAGCAGTTTTGACAGGCCGGGCTTACTCTGGTGCAGCCGTACAGGGGGCTGATTGTGGCATCGCACCATTCAATCTTGCTTTTGTCTGCCATCCTTACGCCTCACTTCGCCCACGAGGGGAAAAAATCTTTACAATTCAACTCACAACGCCACGTTGTTTCGAGCATAATCTTTCAAAGACTGATCTGCAGAATCAGCAAGGGGAGATGGAGAGCACTTGTCCCCATATAGGTAAGGCCACAACTTTTCTAACGTCGAAGAGTTAACGCCCTTTCGATTCCCCTTCAGCAACCTGTAAATTGAGTCTTTGTTCACACAGGCTTCATGCGCGAGGCGCAACACAGACCAACCGCTACGCTTCAAATAACTTTCGATGTCTGCCTTAATATTCATGACAGCATTTTAGCCAAACGTAGATTTTTATCAAGTCAAACATCTACCCATGGCTATTAGCCAAGAGGCGAAATTTGATGCACATACAATTTATGGGATTCTATGAAGAACTAATCGAAGCGATGCGGACTTCCTTGCAGGAAGACTTTAATGGCAAAATGTCGCATATGGGCAAAGCCTGCAGTGTGCATCCGTCAACGCTTAAGCGCCTGCTTGATGGTGAGCGTTCGACATGGGCTCAAGCTCTTGGACGGATAGCAGACGCAGCGCAACTTCAGGTATTACGGAAAAGCACAAGTAACGCGGGAAAAAAAGAGACAAAAGCAAACTACACAGCCTGCTCGTTTGACGTAGAGCTCAAAAACTACCTTAATGGGCTAATTTCTCTACAGAAAAAAAATGCACATGAAGTAGCAACAAAAGCTTGCCCTGACACCGTTGCAACCCAAAAAAGAATCCTCGCCTTTTTAGAAGGACGCGGCCCTCTATGGGCAAGCGATATACCATTATTAGCTACAGCATTACACCAACATCCCGACGAACTCGTCAAAACCATCATAGAAATGGTTGAAGCTGAGTCCAATAAAGATGTAGCTCGGCAAACCCTTGTGAGTTAAAGCTATATACTTTTAACCCAATTTCAGGCACTTCTAGCAAACAGCAAGCTTATAATCAAGAGGTACACCACTACTTACGACTTGTTCCTAAGTCGCCCTCTCGATAGGTGTGATGGATTAAGACCACTACCTAACAAAGGAGATCTGGAGATGGATTTTTCCGAACGCATCCATGAACTTGGAGCCCGGTTCATTGATCTGCGTGATCATGTATCAACAGAAGAAGCTACAAAAACAAGCTTCGTCCTCCCGTTCCTTAACATCCTTGGATATGACACTTTTGATCCGAGAATAGTTAACCCTGAATTTACAGCAGATGTTGGCACAAAAAAAGGCGAACGCGTTGACTACGCGATTATGCGTGATGGAGAACCCATAATCCTGATAGAATGCAAGACCTGCGGCAGCTCACTTGATCAGGGCAAAGCAAGCCAGCTCCATAGATATTTCCATGCTACCAGCTCCCGCATTGCCATCCTCACAGACGGCATCATCTATAACCTAACCTGA